CCTGCAGCTCCTGCTGTTGGTGATGAAGTAAGATTTGTTGATTTAGCTAGTACATTTGATACAAATAATTTAACTATAGGTAGAAACAGTTTAAAAATAAATGGAGCAACAGCAGACTTAACAGTTGCAACCGAAGATGCAGCTTTTGCTTTAGTATATTCAGGTTCCACTTATGGGTGGAAATTAATGGAGAAATAATATGGCAACTTATGAATCAATTAGATATAAATTTGCAGGAACTGCTGTAACAGGCGTCTTGTTAACAACAAATAATTTAAGTGATGTACCTACAGATGCAACAGCTAGAACTAATATAGGTGTAGCTATTGGTAGTGATGTACAAGCTTTTATTTCTGCAACTGCAGGAACAAATGCTAATGGAACAAGAACCGTAAGTACATCAGCACCGAGTGGCGGATCTGATGGAGATATTTGGTACAAATATACATAATGTCTCATGCCAATTTACGTTAAATCAGGTGGTACTTGGAGAGAAATAAGTTCAGATGCCGGCTCACAATTGTATGTGAGAGATGGCACTTCATTTACTAATAAAACAATTATAAATACTTATGTAAAAGAAAGCGGTTCGTGGGAAACTGTTTTTACTTTATTTGATACCCCAGGAAGTTATACAACCGCAGGTTCAGGAACAACAACTTTTTCTGTTCCATCTAACGCCAATGCAATTCATATTCAACAAGCTGTAGCAGGTGGAGGTGGATCTATGAATGGATTAGGATATGATAAAGGTGGAGGAGAACAAGGTGGCCGTGGAGGTGGATCTGGTGGTTATGTTTCTGATAAAGTATTTACTGTTGTAGGAGGAGAAACTCTCACAGCTGTAGTAGGAACAGGTGGAGCAGCAGGTTCTAATAGTGGTTTTAACTACAATGCTTCTGCTAGTGCAGGTTCAAATACAACTTTATCTGGAGCTACAACAGGATCTCTTTTTGTATTAGGAGGAGGTGGTGGATCATCCTATTCAGGTGGTTATGTTCAAGGTCCTCTTGCTACACAAACTTCTGGATCAGCAGGAACTGCAACTATTTCATCGTCTTTATCTACTGGAACTACAGTGGATGGAATTAATATAACTACTTTTACTTCTGGAGAAGCAGGAAGTTTTAATTCTGGTGGTGTTGGAGCAGAAGGATTACCTACAGGGGGTGCTAGTACATCTCCTAATTGTGGTGGAGATAACTGTAGTATAGCTGGTGCAAATGGTGGTGCTTCTTATAATGGAAATGTATCTGGTGGATCTGGTGGTGGATCAGGAAGTACTGGTTCAGTAGGAAGTCAAGGCTCAGGCGCCGGTGGTGGAGGTAAAGAAGCTGGTGGTAACTCTGGTGGTGATGGTGAAATTAAATATAGATTTTTGAGGATTGCATAATGCCACTTACTAAAATTCAATTTGCTCCTGGAATAGATAAACAGAATACAGAATATGGTGCAGAAGGTCGTTGGACTGATTCTGATATGGTTCGGTTTAGATATGGATTACCTGAAAAAATAGGTGGATGGTCTAAACTTATTGCTCAAACATTAATTGGAGTTGTTCGTGATATGCATGCTTGGTCTGATCTTAATGGTGTTAGATACATGGCCCTTGGCACAGATAGAAAACTTTATGTTTATTCTGAAGGTGCAGCTTACGATATTACACCTGTAAGAAGAACTAGTGGAAGTTTAACTAATCCTTTTGCAACTGTAAGTGGAAGTGCAGTTGTTACAGTAACAGATACAGGACATGGAGCTCAAGCCGGAGATTTTGTAACATTTAGTGGAGCTTCTACAGTTAATGGTCTTGACATGAACAAAGAATTTGAAATTACAACTTATGTTGATGCCAATACCTATACAGTAACTTATACAGGTTCTACTGCATCTGGAACTTCAAGTGGAGGTGGATCATCAGTAGTTGCTACATACGATATTAGTATTGGTCTAGCAAATTCAGCTTATGGTTATGGATGGGGTACAGGAACATGGAATACAAGCACTTGGAATACACCAAGATCAACCTCTACTGTTACAATTGATGGTAGACAATGGTCTTTTGATAATTTTGGTGAAGATTTAATTGCCACAGTTAGCGAAGGAGGAACATATAGATGGGATACATCTGTTGGGACTGGAACCCCAGCTGCCGTTATTGCTAATGCTCCTACTGTTTCACGATTTACTTTAGTTTCTCCAACGGACCGACATGTCTTTTTATTTGGTACTGAAACAACGATTGGATCGTCAGGAACCGCTGATCCTTTATTTTTACGTTTTTCTTCTCAAGAAGATTACAATACTTGGGTTCCAACAGCAACTAACACAGCTGGTTCTTTTAGAATTCAAGATGGTTCTAAAATTATGGCAGCAGCTAGATCTAGAGGAGCTATTTTAGTTTGGACTGATACTTCTTTGCATGGTATGCAATTTGTTGGTCCTCCTTTTACTTTTTCATTAAATCAATTAGGAGCTAACTGCGGAGCAGTTTCAAACCATTGTGTTAAAGATGTTAATGGTATTACGTATTGGATGTCTCAAAATTCTTTTTATATGTTTGATGGTGCAGTTAAAAAAATACCTTGTAGTGTTCAAGATTATGTATTTGGTGATTTTAATATTACTACTCAGCCTGAAACATATTGTGGTCTTAATTCAGAAAAAAATGAAATTACTTGGTTTTATTGTAGTCTTAATGCAGAACAAATAGATAGATATGTAAGTTTAAATTATTTAGAACAATCTTGGGCTATTGGAACTTTAGCTAGAACAGCATGGGTTGATTATGGAGTTTATGAATATCCTTATGCTACAGAATATTCTAAAACAGCTATTGCAACAACTCCTAGTGTTTTAGGATTAACTGATGGAGCTTCAACTTTTTACATACAAGAATTTGGAGTTGATGCTGATGGTTCCGCTTTAGATGCTTATGTTACTTCAGGTGATTTTGATATTCAAGATGGACAAGAATTACTTCATATTGGAAGAGGAATTCCTGATTTTCAAAATCTTTCAGGAACTGTGGATGTAGAACTTAAATTTAAAACTTATCCTGCATCTTCTAGTTCTATAACTAAAACTTCAACTATATCGACAACTACTACTAAATTTGATATAAGAGGAAGAGGTAGACAAGGACAACTAACTATTAAAAGTGATGCCGTTGGAGACAACTGGAGATTTGGAACTTTACGTTTAGATGTTCAACCAGACGGAGGTAGATAATGTCTAAAATAAGTACAACTAGACTACCAAATGCAACAAAAGATTATAATCAAACTCAATTTGATGTATTAATACGATTGTTAGAACAAGTTATTCAACAACTAAATTTTGGTTATCAACAAGATTTAAAAGACGAATCTACAGCAAGGACGTGGTTCCTTGGTTGATTTATTTAAAAGTGCTACTTTAACAGGCACAGGAACTGTGTATACAGTTCCCACTGCTGATCAAAATTCGCAACCTCCTGTTTTACCTACAACTACTATAGTAAAAAGTTTTTACTTGTCTAATCAATCAGGTGGTGCAGTAGCAACTACAGTTACAATGTTAGACTCAAGTAATAGTAGTTTAGAGGTAGAGTTGTATAAAGATAGTTTAGCAGATGCTACTGAAGTTGAAAAAATTGTTACAATTGTTTTAGAACAAGCTGATCAAATAAAATTAACAGGTGCTGGTGTTAAAATTTTACTTAATTATATGGAGATTACACAATGACGTTTAAAAAAGTACAAGAACCAAAAAAAATTGGTTCGCAAATGGTTAATGGTAAAGAAGTACCAATATTACAACCTGAAGTTCATGTAGAATTAATAAACAAAAAAACTGGAAAAGATTATGAATCAAAAGAAGAAGCGGACAATGACGTTCAGGATCCTAATACAGATACTGCAAAAGAAGATATTGAACAAAATATTCAAATTAAAATTCAACAATTGCCTGATTTTAAAGGTGAAGTAAAGTACGATTAAGCACTACACATTTCACATTCTTCTGGTTCATTAGAAACCACTGCTTTAGGTTCTTCATTATTATGACACTTACATTCTTTTTTATGATTTGCTAATTCTCGTTCTACCGCCATAAGTCTACTGTGGTAATTTGCTAATTTGTCTGCTAGGTAAGCAATTGATGCAGATGCTTCTTCTTGTGTCATAATATTTCCTTTTCTAAAATTTTTGGGGTAAGAACCACATTACTTTTTCTAAATATTATTTGCAAGAAAACTTTTTATAATTGTTTTCTTGACATTACTTCTTATTTAACAGGTCATGAATCTGCTGCCCCTGAACCAATACCATAAAGCCAATAAATATAACTCCTACTAAAATTATTATAAGTAGTACTAATTCTGTCATGTTACTCTCCACATATCAGGGTGAGGCAAACAATGTTCTGTGCTCACACCTTTTTTCATTGTTAAAATTATATCTCCACTAATACTAATTCTAGGATCAGGTTTCAAGTTAGTTTCTGTTTGATGTAATAATATGCTAGGAAAAATTACAAAATCTCCAGTAGTAACTGGAAATAAATAACTGGCAAAATTAAATTGATTCCATTCTTTTATATATTGATCGGTTGGTGGAATAAATAAACCTGTTTGTGCCGCAAGTTCTTCTTCAAATTTTATATTACCCATGTCCTCATTGTGAACATAATAAACACAACTAAAATGACTCGCTGTATGTTTGTGTGATGCTATGTGTTGATTTTGTGTCGTATATGTGGCCCATGCTTTTGTAAAATGAGCATCAAACTTATCCATGTCATAACCTTTAGCTACAAGAAATGCATTAATATGTTTACATAATAGTTTAAACAAATCATCATATTTACTATCTAAATGTAAATTATCTTTAGCATCATTAAGATCTGTAAATTGTGTATTACCTTTTACATCTGTAGTAGCTGCAACACTTCCTGGTTTTTCTTTAACAAAAGATTCTATTAAAGGTTTTATCTTTTTATTAATTTTTTTATGATTTTTTAAATGTGTTTTGTATATATTTTTAGAAAAAACATTATTAATGGTAGCTTCCTCGTCCATAACTAACCTCTAAATATTCTATTTTTGTTACCCAACCACGAGGTATAGCTATTGCACCTCCTCCATGATTGTCATCTTTATCTGTGCACCATGACCTCATAATGACAACTTTTTCTAAGTTTTCTACTATCATCCAGCCAACTTCTTGACACACAGCTAAAGGAGCATCAATCATATCTTTAATTGGCAACCATCCTGTTTCCATATCCCTGGCATCTA